CACGGGTTGAGAATGCTTGACCCTGACATCTTTACCAAGCTGCCTCTTTCCTCTGCCGACTCGACCAATGCATCCGTGAACTCGGGTTCGCTTAGTCGGTTTGGGTCTTACCTTCCGCCAACCGCCGCTCAAAGGGCAGAAGTCATCGCGGAAAGAATCGAGGCGAACAATTCCGCGCCCATGTTTATCGACACTCAGGAGGAGCTGTGCTTTACGTTTCAATCGTGATCTATGCCGCCGCAATGACGGTGGCTAACCTGTCAATTGCCGCATTTGGGCCTTGGGTCAGCCCAATCAATGCTTTCTTTCTCATAGGGTTAGACCTGACTCTCAGGGACTGGCTGCACACGAAGATCAATCAAAAGCAGATGTTTGCGCTAATCCTGGTTTCGGGTGGGATTACTTATCTTGCCAACCCATCAGCACAGATGATCGCCATAGCTTCTGCGGTGGCTTTTACTGCTGCTGCTGTTGTTGATTGGGCGGTTTTCACCAAGCTGGCCGGAGATTGGATCAAAAGGGCGAATGTCTCTAATGTGGCTGGTGCGGCGGTTGACTCGGTTATCTTCCCGACCATCGCGTTTGGTACTCTCATGCCGCACATCGTTCTGATGCAGTTCGTAGCAAAAGTCGCAGGCGGCGCAATCTGGTCTTGGATCATTCATCATGTTTCAAAAGCACACCTACATCAGAAGCCCCAAACTCCTTAGAGCAGTCGCGGAGCTTTCTTGTCAATGCTGTGGCCACCCGAACTCCCAAGCAGCTCACTCCAACTGGACGGGCGGGAAGGGAAAGGGAGTGAAGGCAGACGACAACCACATAGCCGCCTTATGCCTCAAGTGCCATTGGGAGATCGACCAGGGCAACAAGATGACCAAAGAGGAGCGGAAAGAGAAGTGGCTTGCTGCTCATCGAAGAACAGTCCAGGCTCTACAGGGTCAGGGAAAATGGCCTATTGACATTCCGATTCCCGATATAGAATTGTGATGCCCCTTAATCCGCAGTTGCCGGGGTGGGGCCATAGTGCCCCTTTTTTTCTGGAGCGATGATGAAAAAGAAGACTGTGGAAGAGATGCAAAAGTATCTCAATCAGAACAAGCGCAAGTACCATCAAACGAAGCCCATGAAGGCTTACAAGATGGCAGACGAGTTCGGCAAGGGCTATGAAGCCATTGAGATGCAGAAGGCGATGAAGAAGTGAAGTGCCCTATCGCCACCCAGGACACAGAGGTCAACCTCAAGAACCGTAACCACGCCTTCGAGGAGTACGGCTACGGGCCTGCAAATCCCGAAAACCCGGGTGATTTCTGGGACGAACGCGCAGAGGAATGGAACACCACTCCCGAGATCGCTCAGTCGATGAGGTGCGGGAACTGTGCTGCTTTCATTCAAACGCCAGAGATGATGGGCTGCATCACCGGAGGAATCCAACAGGAAGAATCCGACGATGAGACCTATGCTCCCGAGGTTGTCGATGCGGCTGATCTGGGTTACTGTGAACTGTTCGAGTTCAAGTGTGCGGCAGACCGAACCTGTAGCGCATGGCTGACGGGTGGCCCGATCACCAAGATGACCACGAAGCGCAAGCAGATGCTTCAAATGGCAAAGTACAACGCACGAAAGGGCGAGTATGAAGACGAAAGCGGAGAAGAAGATTTCGAAGGTGATGACTGAGTACGGCAAGGGCAAGCTCAAGAGCAGCTCTGGCAGCAAGGTCACCAACCCGAAGCAGGCGATCGCAATAGCATTATCCGAAAGTCGCAGGGTGAAAAAGAAATGAAAAAACCAGGATCACCCGGACTCTATGCAGCAATTCACGCCAAGCGTGAGCGCATCGAGCGCCAGAAGGCCGCGGGCAAGACTCCTGAGCGGATGAGAAAGCCTGGAACCAAGGGAGCGCCGACTGCTGCTGCTTTCAAGGCTGCTGCTAAGACGGCAAAGAAATGAGCGCCGCCTGGTCTCGCAAAGAGGGTAAGAACCCCAAGGGTGGCCTCAATGAAAAGGGCCGAAAGTCCTATGAGCGGGAAAACCCTGGTTCTAACCTAAAGCCCCCGGTAAAGAGTGGGGATAACCCTAGACGCGCATCTTTCTTGGCAAGGATGGGCAATATGCCGGGGCCAGAGTACAAGAACGGCGAACCCACAAGACTCCTCCTGAGCCTGAAGGCATGGGGAGCAAACAGTAAGGCCGATGCCAAAGCAAAGGCAAAGGCTATTTCTGAGCGAAACAAAAAGAGGTAAGTCATGGCTGGGCCGATACCACTACTAGGACTCTTGGATGAGCTAAGAGACTTCGCCAACCGCCGCAACATTGGGCAGAAGTTGGTGGGTGGTGGTGTCCGTGGTGCGGCCACTCGTGGACTATTGGGCATGGATGCCCCGGAGGACGCCACAAGAGCAGAGCGGGAGGTCTATGAGAACGCCGCTCGGGCTGCCGCTCCCGTAATGGGGCTGGCTGCGGCTCCTGCTGCGATCAAAACTGCCGGAAGAGCGCTTAAGGACGCACCAAGGGCACAAGCCTTGGAAACCGCCCGTCAGAACGCTGTGAAGATGCTTGGACTGCCTGAGAACAACACGGCGATGGATCGGGCCAGGGCGATGGGGTTTGATACGGAGGGCTTTCGCGGTTCTACGACTCTCGAGTCAACGCACAGCAAGCCTGTCTGGTGGAGCGAAGACAAAGACTACGCAAACACATACGCCCGAGAATATGCTCGCTGGCCCAAAGGACGGCCCGAAAGTCTGCCGCCTTTGCAGGAAAACGTGATGCCTCTGATGGTGAAAATTGGACAGGAAAAGCAGTTTCAAAAAATAGGGGTTGGCGGCGTTCCTGATGAGACTAAGTTTGGTGGGTTTGTTGAGGGAATCACAACTGGCGCTCGTCGGTACGGTGTTGATAACCCGAATGTTCCAATTGAGTTGCGTGGAAAAGTATGGGAAGCCCTGACTATTCCGCAAAACGTGCGCTCACGCTTCGCGGCTTTTGATCCAGCAAGAGTCAACGAGAATGACCTCCTCGCATCATTAGCAGCTATGGGCATAAGCATCCCCATGATCCTTGGCTTGCTAGACGAAGAGCGTGTAGACTAAGCCAACTTAACTACCGATGGCCCGAAAGGAGTCGGAAATATGAATAAACAACTTTCCAATAATCGAGGAAGGCCAAAAGGCTCACCAAATAGGGCTACGGCTGATGTAAGAGCCGCTATAGCCACTTTCGCAGAGGGTAACGCACACAAGCTCCAAGAATGGCTTGATCGCGTTGCAGAGGGTTCTGAGGGCGTTAAACCCGATCCCGGTAGAGCCGCTGATTTGTATCTCAGGGCGATTGAGTACCACATTCCCAAGCTGGCCCGTACTGAGGTTACTGGCGAGAACGGAACTCCGATTGAGATGATGGTCTCATGGGCAAACGAGAAATCGTAATCCCGTACTCTCCTCGAGAGCCACAACTCGCCATCCATCAGATGATGCGGGAATACCGCTTTGGGGTGGTGGTGGCTCACCGACGCATGGGGAAGACTGTTGCCGCTCTGAACCACATCATTCGGGATGCGGTGGAGAACCGTAAGGAAGCTCCCCGGTATGCTTACATCGCTCCGACCTATGGGCAGGCAAAGCGTGTGGCCTGGGACTATCTGCTGAAATACACCGAACCTCTGGGCGCGACTCCGAACATCTCGGAACTCCGCACGGACTTCTGGGGGCGCAGAATCCAGCTCTACGGCTCAGACAATCCTGACTCCCTCCGAGGCCAATACTTCGATGGGGTCATCATTGACGAGATTGCCGACCAAGACCCACGAATCTGGACTGACATTGTTCGTCCTGCGCTGTCAGACCGACTTGGATGGGCGCTGTTCCTCGGAACCCCAAAGGGATCAAACCACTTCAAAGACCTGAGAGACCAGGCCGAGGAAGAGGAAGACTGGGGCTTACTGGAGTTCAAAGCCTCCCAGACCCACCTTATCCCTGAGACAGAACTGCACGCCGCCAGGCGGGAGATGGGGCAGGACAAGTACAACCAGGAGTTTGAATGCTCGTTCCATGCCGCTGTCGAGGGTTCTTACTACGGGGCGCTGATAAACGACCTGGAGGAGAAGGGCAGGCTCACGAACATTGACCGGGACGACCTTACGAGGACATTCACCGCTTGGGACTTGGGGATGTCTGACACCACCGCGATCTGGGTGGTTCAAGTGGCCGGACAAGAGTACCGGGTGATGGATTTCGTGGAAAACCACGGTCAGGGTTTGGATTGGTATGTGAACTGGCTCAAAGAGAATAAGTGGCATACGGCAGAACACATCTTGCCTCATGACGTAGAAGTGCGAGAATTGGGGACAGGACGCAGCAGAAAGGAAATGCTGCAAGAGGCAGGGCTACAAATAACGGTTGCTCCGCGCTTGTCAGTTGCAGATGGAATCCAGAGCGTCAGACGCATTCTCCCGAAGTGCTGGTTTAATGTGCCGAAGGTGAAGCAGGGTCTAGACGCGCTCAGGAACTATCGGCGCAACTTTGACGAGAAGAGAAACGTATTCTTTGACACACCGCTACACGACTGGGCCTCTCATTCGTCCGATGCGTTCCGATACTTCGCTATCGGGATTCACGAACAGGGCGACTGGAGCAAGCCGATTAGCGTTAACACAAGGTGGGTGGTCTAATGTGGGTACAGCCTCAAGGCAACATCAACGCCAAACTCGCGGAGCTGGAGCGACGCATCAAAGCGTTAGAGGAAAAGCATGAATCAAATCAGCCTGAAAAGCCTGCTCGAGGCCGAAATCGATGGAGCGATCGGGTATCTCCAAACGGAGACAACCGAGCAGAGAACCCGGTCACTTGAGTATTACCTTCGTTACCCTTACGGTAACGAGGTAGAGGGCCGAAGCCAGATCGTCACCGGAGAGGTGGCAGAGGTCATTGACGGCGCGATTCCTCAACTGATCCGCATCTTCACCGCCTCGGACGACATCATCCGCTATGAGCCTGTCGGCCCCGGTGATGAGCAAGGAGCGAACCAAGCCACGGACTACTCGAACTGGGTGTTCTACAAGGACAACCCTGGGTTTGCCATCCTTCACGACTGGTTCAAGGATGCGCTGCTCGAGAAGGTCGGTGTCGTAAAGGCTTACTGGGACAACCGCATTGATGTTATCAAGGAGACCTACGAGAACCTGAGCGATGCGGAGCTTGCGCTTCTACTGCAAGACGGCACTCGGGAGATCATCGAACAAGAGACTTTTGTGACCCAGATCACAAACATCGACGGAACTCCCGCAATCGGGATGGACGGTGTTCAGATCACCCAAGTCTCTTACAACGTCAAGGTCAAGAAGAAGAACCAAGTCGGACGGGTGGCGATTCAGAACATTCCTCCCGAGGAATTCCTGATCTCCAAGAAGGCCACAACGATCCAGGACTCTCCCTTCGTTGCTCACCGCCGACTGATGCCTCGGTCTGATCTGGTAGCAATGGGATTCCCGGAAGAGGTTGTCCGCGACCTCCCGGCCTACGATGACTTGAGCTTCTCTCCTGAGCGAGTGGCTCGGTACTCTGAAGGCGAGCAGCCCAGCCAAGACGAAAGCCTCGACCCGACCATGCAGGATGTTGAGGTGTACGAGTGCTACATCCGCGCAGACCGGGATGGTGATGGTCTGGCCGAGCTGCTTCAAGTTTGGTACGCCGGAAGCGAGATTCTCGAGGAAACGGAAACGGACTACATTCCTTTCCATAGCCTCTGCCCGATCCCTGTCCCGCACAAGTTCTATGGCCTGTCCCTAGCGGATAAGGTCATGGACTTGCAGCTCCAGAAGTCCACGATCACCCGGCAGATGCTGGATAACCTGTATCTGACGAACAATTACCGAGTTGGTGCGGTGGATGGACAGGTCAACCTGGACGATCTCATCTCTCCCACGCCTGGTGGTGTGATTCGGATGAAGAACCCCAATGCGGTGGTTCCGATGGCGGTTCAGCCTGTGGCGAATCAAGCCTTCCCGATGCTCGAGTATCTGGATGCAGTCCAGGCCAAGCGCACGGGCGTTTCGGATGCTACGCAGGGTCTTGATCCCAATGTCCTCCAGAATGTCACCGCTACCGCTGTGGCTGCGTTCCAGAACGCCTCTGCTGGCAAGATGGAACTAATCGCTCGGAACTTCGCCGAGACAGGTGTTAAGAGTCTGTTCAAGGGCATCCTTCAACTTCTGTGCAAGTACCAAGACAAGCCCCGGATCATTCGGATGCGTGGGCAGTACATCCAAATGGATCCCCGTGAGTGGTCGAATCAGTACGATGTGAGCATCTCTGTCGGTCTGGGAACTGGTAACAAGCAAGAGCAGATGGCGATGCTTGCGATGATCCTGGACAAGCAGGAGCGGATTCTTCAGCAGTTTGGCCCTGCCAATCCTTTGGTGACGGTGGGTCAGTACCGCGAGACTCTGGGACGGATGATTGAGGCCGCAGGGTTCAAGGACTCGGCAACCTTCTTCAAGCCGATCACGCCTGAGATCGACCAGGCTTTGAGCAATCCTCCTCCGCAGCAACAGCAACCTGATCCGGCCATCCAAGCGATGATGATGCAGGCTCAGGCCCAGTTGGAGATTGACCGCGAGAAGGCGATGGCAGATATTCAGGCTAAGCGAGAGAAAGCTGCTGCTGAGATTCAACTCGCCAGAGAGAAGGCTGCGGCTGAACTGGAGCTGAAGCGCCAAGAGTTCGAGGCCGAAGTCCAACTCAAGGCCGCAAAGATCGGCGCAGGCATTTCCTCCAATGTAGAGATTCCGGGGTAAATCATGGCAACACAACTCGTGCAAACGAACATTGGGTCTTTGCCTTATGACGCAATCGTCGCGCAGATTAATGCTCGATATGCCGAAGGTAAAACACCCGATCTGGCGGTGAAGTCTGCCCTTCAACTTGGGATTGATCCCGCGATCATCGCGACCCTTCCCGGCGTGGATGCAAGCGCCATGCGTCGAGGGATGCAGCTCATCTCCTCTGGAGCGTTTGAGGAGTCTGCTGCTGGTACTCAAGCCGACATCCAAACGGCTGCCCCGGTTGGTTCTGCCCAATACAATGCTCGGATTGCGGCTGGACTGGACGCTTTTGGATTCCCTGCTGAGGAGGTGCGTAGACTGACTGCCGCCGGGCTTTATGGGGCTGGAAAGCAGTTTGATCCTGGTGATACGGGACAGCCTGGACTTCTTTCTGAAGCAGGAGGAGAGCGATTCTCTGGTTTGTTTGAATCTGGTGATGTGCTTGCAAACCGGGCGCAAGAAGTTCTTGCCGCGAGTGGACGAGCAAACGATCCACGCTTTGCAGACGCAATCGTCGGCAGCTTCACAGAGAACGGCATCACCTACAACGTCCAAGGCGATGGGTCGATTCAAGGATTTATTGAGACCCCGACTGGCGCATACTTGTCTGCTGGGTTCACTCCTACCGGACAACAAGCCACAGAGGAACTCAGCACTCAGTTTGAGCAGACCTCGACAGATCGCCTGCTTGGCACTCTGGCAAATGCCGCAATCGCCGCAGGAACCGCTGCTGGCCTTGGCCCTGCCGGAGTTGGCCTGATGAGTGTTCCTGCTGCCGCTGCGACTGGAGCAGGATTCACGACTTTCGCCAATAGTGGTGATCTTGCTCAGGCTCTCAGGGCTGCGGCATTGGCCGGAACGACAGCATTCGGGATTGAGACTCTTTTCCCTGGCGCATCAGCGGCATCTGTCGATCCTGATGTGGCGGTTGATGTGGCCAATTTGGCAGCTCAAGGAGTTCCTGAGGAGCAAATCGCCCAGATTCTTACTCAAGAAGGCGTGGCCAATGAAGTAATCAACTCCGCGCTAGACGCGCAGTTTGGTGTTTCTGCGGCAGGCTCGGCAAAGGGATTGGAGTTCCCAGCTGCTCCATCTTTGGTCGAACAAGTGCCTGTGGTTAGTCAAGCAAGTCAGGCTGGACTACTGTCAACCGCCGCGCCTGTTGTTGCGCCTGCTGCAACAGGATTGCTAGGTGCTCAGTCATTCCCGGTTCCAAGCGAGAGTGTCCAGGTTCAAACGACAACCGCCCCGGCCGAAACGCAAGTTTCTGCTCCTGTTGCTGCGGCTACTGGTGGACTGTTGGCCCCTACGCAAACCGTTCCGGTGCAAGCCGCTACAACCCCCGCTCAAACGCAAGCAACCGCCCCGACTGCTGCTGCTGTGGGTGGTTTATTGACTCCCACGCAGACGGTTCCAGTCCAGGCCACAAATATCCCAGCTCAGACGCAACCTACCGCGCCGACTGCCGCCGCAGTTGGAACGCTTGCTCCTACGCAGACCGTACCGATTGAGTCTCGCACCATCAAAACCGAGACTCCGAGCATCCTGGCTCCCGCTGCGGCAACCGTAATCACAACTCCTCGCGGAGAGGTTCCGGTCACCACATACGAAGTTCCGCGCTCATCTACAGGCCCAATCGAGGGAAGTACGACGATTAATCCTCTGTTGGCGCTAGGGCTTTTGGGGCTTGCCGGAACTGCTTTGGGCGGTGGTGGATCAACTGCCGCGCCGTTTGACCAAGCGGCTTATGACGCAATCGCTAGAGGTCGCAGCCCCGTTTATCCTCGAGGCGAGTTCACCCCGATATCTCTTGGCGGTTTGCCAGGTATGGGTGGGATGGGTGAAATCGGTGCTTACGATTACTTCGGGCCTTACTACGGCGCTGGTAGATTTGGCGCTCGTCCACAGGCATTCGCTTTGCCGGGGCTTCTTGGGCCTCAGATGATGTCTATTCCGACAACGCCTAGCAGGAGCGCAGCGGTTTGAACAAGTCAGAACGGGCTAAAACGCTTCTCGGTGACGAATGGTTTACCGGGGAGATTGATTCCATCCGGTCAACACTTATGAGTGTTATTACCAATTCGGATGAGATGGACATAGACATTCG